ACCCCATGGTGCAGATGGGCAACGCCCCCACCGCCTGGACGGCCAGCACCGGCGACTATCTGACCGCCAACGAAACCAAAACCGAGATCAAACAGACGTTTGACACCATCAAGCTGACGGCTTCCACCNNNNCGGATTTGAGTACCTGGAACCAGGATAAGACCATTATCAACGGCGGAAACATCACGACCGGGCAGATACACAATCTCAAGTATAGCACTGTGTACGACTTGGACAACGCCTACATTCGCATGGGCACAGAATCCGGGGAGCGCGTGTACATTGACAATAGGCACATCGCCTGGTATGCCACCATCAACACGGGATCAATCGGATTAACCGGCGTGCTGTACTCAGAGGCTGGCAGCTCCTACATTGGGGCGTGCAGCAAGTATGCAAGGTATGGGTGGGTGAACGGCCTTAACCCCACATCTTACGTTGGGATGCAGATCACCTACAACCGCAGCGATGACAGCGATGCCGATTTTAATACCACCCGCGTGGGTGTTTCCGGCACGCTCAACTGTAAGAATTTGAGCGCGTGGGGCAGCAAGTCCCGTATCGTGTCCACCAGTTTTGGCGCATTGAAAATGGCTGCATTTGAAACGCCCACCCCAACCTTTGCGGATTGGGGCCGCGGCGAGTGCGGCCCGGACGGTTGGTGCCTGATTGTACCTGATCCGCGCTATGCGGAGACGGTGGCCCAACATGGGCAGCTGACCTGGCTGCTGACGGACTGCGATGGCACCGGCCACCTATGGGCTGAGGATTGCGGCCAGTACGCCATTGTACACGGCGCACCGGGGCAGAAATTTTCGTGGATGGCTATGGCTGCACAGCGCGGTTACGAGGGCGAATACGCCGAACCCAGCGAGTGCAATTATCCTGCAGGCACTCCGGCGGGCATTGACATGGCGGCCAGCACCGCCGCGCGTGCCCTGGATGCCGGTGCCGATGCAGCAGAGGATCTATTAACCATGGATACCGGCGCAAACCTGGCCGTTGATACACTGCTAAAAGATTTGGAGGGCAACGAAACATGAAAAAATTGAGCGCCGTGGCAATCGTAACGACCGCTGAGGGCGAACGCGTGAGCTACACTTACGCAGAACTGGACAGTGACGGCAACATCACCAGCCAGAACAACCGGGCATCTTTTGTGGCCCTGGATGAGGGTCTTCTGACTGCTATCAAAACCTTGAAAGACGCTGTAAACGCACGACTGTAAAGGAGAAAAAACCATGACTGACAACAAAAGAACCCATGAATGCCGCCGCAAAATCGTGGCAGCCTTGAATGAAGCTAAAATCCCGTATGCCACATCTGAGCTGATCCTGGAAAATATTTTGTATGTCGTGAGAGCGAACATGGAGGCCCAGGAGGCAGCCGCAGAAAAAGGAGATCAAAGCGGGATCACCGAGGGCACCGTCTCCGCCAAAAGCAATGCACCGGCCAATCAGCAGGAATAAGGGGTGATCCGCATGAGACCCTATAACCATGATATCTACCTGAACGGCTACAAGGCCGTAACGTTTGAGGGCCCGCTGCGCCTGGGCACCTATGACAGCTATGGCAATGAGCGCATCCGGGTGTTGTGCAGCCCGGAATGGGATGGCCTGACCATTGTTGCAACGTTTAAGGCCGCCAACGCGGTCGAAGCGTTGGTGGACGCTGACGGCATGCTGGACGTACCGCCGGAGGCCACTGCCACCCAGCAGGCGGCAGCAGGCCGCTGCGCCCTGACTTTTGTGGGCACCGGAGAGGGGCGGCAGACGATCAGCTGCACGACCTACTATCTGGTGCAGGACCACGTCACTGTTGGCAACGTCACCCCCGACCCCACGCCCGACAAGTGGCAGCAGTTTGTGGATCAGGTTGCGGCTGACCGCACCGGTGCTGCCGCTGCCGCCAAAGAGGCCGCCCGCAATGCGCAGGACGCCAAGACGGCAGAAAGCAACGCCAAGGACAGCGCAGATAATGCAGCGGCCAGCGCAACGGCTGCGGCTGAAAGCGCCAAGACCGCTGCCAAATTAGCCGAAGCGGCTGCACAGTCCGCTACCAAAGCACAGGGCAGCGCAGACGCAGCAGCCAATAGCGCGGAAACGGCCAAAACGGCGGAGACCGGCGCAGGCAGCAGCGCTGCCGCCGCGAAAAACTCTGCCGATCAGGCCAGCGCCAGCGCTGCCGCCGCAAAGGAAAGCCAGACGGCGGCCAAAGCCAGCCAGGATGCTGCGAGCGCATCCGCCAGCACGGCATCCAGCAAAGCCACCGCTGCAGGCAACAGCGCAGCGGCTGCTTCCGCAAGCGAGAAAAACGCCGCTGCCAGCGCCACTACTGCAAAAACGGCACAGAGTGCGGCAGAGGCGGCCAAGACCGGGGCAGAATCTGCCAAAACGGCAGCGGATAACAGTGCAAAGACCGCCGCCAGCTCTGCCAGTACCGCCAGCGGCGCTGCAAACACCGCCACCGCGCAGGCCACAGCGGCAAAATCCAGCGCGGATAATGCCGCCAGCAGTGCAACGGCTGCCAAAAGCTCCGAAACCGCCGCGGCCAAATCTGCCCAGGGCGCAACCAACGCGGAGACTGCCGCCAAAGCGGCACAGAACGCCGCTGAGACAGCCAAGACTGGGGCCGACACTGCGGCCAGCAATGCAAGCGAAAAGGCCACAGCCGCGGCCAGCAGCGCCACAGCGGCCAAATCCAGCGAGACTGCTGCCGCCAAAAGCGCAGACGACGCCAAGAATTATGCCGCGCAGGTGGCTGGCATTGTAACCAGTCAGGCCATTTTCGGCGTGAACTTTTCCGGCAGCACCAGCGCAGGCACCCGTGTGGGCGCGGCCAAAGATTTTGTGTTTGCGCCTGGCACGGACACCAGCGCGGGACAGAACAGCTTTGATGCTGTCTATCCCTGGGCAGGCATGCGCCGCTGCTGCTGTACCCTTAACGCAGATGGCACTGTTAAGGTTAATGCGTACAAGGGCCAGCCTGGATACATTGAGGATGGCACCAACGGCGAAGTGCTGGTGGAAATCCCGCTGTTTTACGTCTCCGGCATGCTGGATGTTGCACCGTCCATCAGCATGTCCATGCTGCCCGGCTACCGCGCCCCGCGCAAATTTTTGAACGCGGACGGCAGCCTCAAGCAGAAATGCTATGTGCGCGCTTTCCCCGGCAGCATTGGCACGGACGGCAAGTTGCACAGCATTGCCGGTGCCGCGCCGACTGGCAGCCAGAATATCACGCGGTTTTTGGCCGCTGCCCGCAAATGGGGCGATACTTACAGCATTGGCACCAGTGCCGACTTTGAGGTGCTGGCCTATCTGATGATTATTGTATACGGCACGCGCCATGCGCAGAGCAAGATCAATGGCTGTACAAGCTTGTACAGCACGAACCTTGCAGTTGCCGCCGCGACTGACAATGCTGCCAGTGTGGTGGTTGCCAAGAGTGCCGGCATTGAGCCCGGCATGGTGATCTCCATCGGCACCGGCGGCGAAGACGAAACCATCGCAAAACGCCGCATTGTTACCAGCGTGGAGGCCATTGATGGCGATGCCACCAACGTTAAGGTTAATTTTGACGGCAATCCCGTAACCACAACGACTAATCACAAGGTATGGCGCATAATGCAGGGCACCGGCACCGCAAACAGCGTGATTGCCACCTGCGGCAGCCCCGTCAGCAACACCGATGGACGGCACAGTTTTGTATTTTACGGCGTGGAAAATCCGCTCTATGGCAACCAGTGGCGCTTTGAGTGTGACTGGAAGCTGGTTGACGGCGTACCGTACTGGTGCGATGACCCCACAAAGTACAGCTGGACATCCAACGATGGCTACATTGCCCTTGACACTATGGCAATGCCGGACGAAGGTTGGGCGACCGCCCTGCAGCAGGATGATCGTGCGCCCAGCATGCAGGTCACCAAGTCTGTTGGCGGCAGCTCTGGTACTTACCTGGCAGACTATTTTTATATTAATAAGGCCGGAACTCGTATCGCTCTGCGTGGCGGCTACTCCGCCAACGGCGGCAGCGCAGGCCCGTTCTGCGTCGCCCTCAACGGCGTCGCGGGCGACGCTTGGTGGGGCATCGGCGGTGAC